CTCTCTAAACAATCAGGAGTTAAGATCGTATCATTATTTAAAATACAAATTATATCGCCAGTAACTTCTTTAATTCCCTGATTAACAGCTTTCAAAAAACCTAAATTTGTTTCGTTACGAATTACAATAACTTTTATTGCATACATATATTCTTGTATATATTCTTTCAAACTTAACTTATCTTCAGAGCCATTTTCTATTAATATAATCTCAAAATTTATATATGTATTCTCCATAATAGATTCTATACATTCTTTTGTCATATCTGCTTTATTATATACTGGTATAATAATTGATACTTTAGGTTTATTCATTTTATCTATTGCCTCGTTCTTCATTTTACTCATTAATTAGACCTCATTTTAATCGCATAATCAACTGACCAATGTTCTATTATCTTATTACCGCTAGTTGTAGTCATATCTTCAATAGTAGTTATTAAATTCTGCCTCCACATATATAAAAAAGTATTACTAGCTACCGTTAATGTACTATCATCATATAAGTTTTCTAAATTATCTAATATAGTTTCTATCTGTAAATCCGAAATACCTTTAATACAAAATATATCAAACTGCACCGTAACATCTTCATAATTACTGGTGAATGTCCATTGAGGCACATCCGTTATAATGTCATAAACTATAAACGGAAATATCTTTTCTGCTGGTGCAGATTTAAAATACATCCGCCCATTTACCGAAGTATTTAAAGCGTTTGCTGTATTAAATAAATTATAGATAGCTGGCATTAAATTCTTCACTTTATTTCCTCACATAATAAATCTATATCTTTATCTAATTCCATAACATTGATCACACTTACTATATTAAATGTCCTATTGTTATAAGTTACCCTCCATTTTGGTTTAATATTTTTCTTAAACCTTATCCGTATTTTATGAGTTACTAACATAACTTCACCCATATTAGCTATCTGTTCTTTAGCCGATATAGGCCATATACTTGCCCATACCGTATACTTATCCGCCCAAGTTTTAATAAAGCCACCAGTAGAACCTTTGACCTTAGTAAATAATTGTATGACTATTCTTTTTTTAAGACTACCTATTCTCATAATCTACCCACCATAATATTGATGATGATAACAAACTATCAAAAGTATCATCCGCAACTGACGCATTAATCGATGTTCCGATTAATGGCTCTCCCCTAGTTTCGTACAGTTTTGCTGCTTTCATTTTAATAGCTGATATAATCTTATCGGGGATAGTCGAAGATGTGTCGCCATAACCACATACAAATTTTATAGTTATGGGTTTTGAAGGGTAAGGTGTAAATGATGGCCACGATATTCCGTAAGGTAATACTATTCTACCGTACATATCGCCATTAGTTTCTACAATATATTCGGTATCAACTACCATAGTAGTTTCATCACCATCACTATCTTTATAGATAACCGTAGTAACGCTTTGTAAATTCCCAAACGGTAGAGTAATAAAATTCTCGGCAGGAAAACGGTCTAAATAATATTCCCAAGTTTGCGTTATTAATGCTCTACGAGTTTTTTCCTCTACAAATATCCTTGATGATTCGATCATCTCTGCTAATAAATTATCTTCAGTAACAGACGAACTCTCTACCTCTATATCAATCCCTAGATCGCAAGAAGCTACCAAAACTTTATGGTCAACTCGGATATATTGTTTAATGCCAGTATATTCTATCTTGTAAGTAGTATTATCGTTAGCTTCCGTTACCTGTGTAAATCCCCCACCTGCCCAATCTGCATAAGTAATATCATCATCAGATTCTAGAATCTTAGCATCTACCGTTCCACTAGAACCGTTAGTGCCAGACTTTAAAACCGCTAATGCGTTATTACCTAACACATCTACCCCTGTACCTGCCACATAATCAGCATCAACCGTATGTAATCCTGGCGGAACTGTCTGCGTAGAAGTTAAATTATCATCAAATGTACCGCTATCTAAACGAATATGCAGTTTTAACTCACTAGCTGATATAGGTTCAACCGTAGGTTCTGTTATAATAGTTGCACGCATTATAATTTCCCCTTATCTTTTTATTTCCGCTATTACACTCGTAGTCCAAAAGTTTGTTGTATCTCCACCCACACTTGTCAACCTTATTTTCATAAAGTTATAACCATATACAGATATAGGATATGCCTCTAACACATTTAACGATCCATAGCTAACTGATTCATTAAACCTACCTATATCATTTATCTTATAAAAAGTGGTATCATTATGACTTGCCAGCACCTCTATTTTAAGAGTTGCTAAAGTAGTATCATTAGATACTGCAATATTATGATATAAAATAACAGTATGGTTATCTCTTATGGGTACACCTGTTGATGGTAAAGTAGTTACCCCTGCACTATCAATTACCGCAGCGTTTACAATCGTAGTTTGATAATCGTAACAAAAAGATACAGTTGATAGTAAAAGTAAAGAGAAACAAAATAAAATTAGTTTCCTCATTTAATTCCTCCTTTAAGGTTTAACTATAATATCAAATCCTACTACATTAGCAGTAGAATCAGCTACACCAAGTACAAATTTATTAGCACTTAATGAATTTACCCATATAAAAACCGAACTTGATATAGGGGAAATATGCACATGATCGGTAGTATCTAAACCTGTAACCGCTACCGTAGTATATAACTGTGCTATTGTCGTAATCGTAGAACTATAAACACTATTACCCCTAGCTAAACTTGTTGGCACACTTAAAGTAGCTGGTGCTGTAAATGTCGTACCGTTATAAAAAGTAGTCGAATTATATTGTAATACCGCACCTGGATTCAAGTTTAATTTACTAGGTGTAGATGAAAACAAACTTACACTAGAACTTTTTACAATCGGTATCGCTAAAAACATACCTAATATTAATATCGATGCATAACCTAAATATTTTCTAAACATTATTTCTCCTTTCAAATCGGAGAAGGGTATATTTCAACCCCTCTCCATTGATTTAAACTTATGACAATACTGTTACTGACCGACTGCTCTTGTAATTCCTATTAAGAATTCCTACAACAGTTAAAGTACCTGCACTAGCTGCATTACTTACATTTATTGTTATCCAGTCATGTCCGTCAGTTAAGTTTTGTATATCAACTTCACAAACCAGTATACGACTTAAATAAGTCGCACCTGTTAAAGTCAATGCTGCACTTGTTGCTTCGTCAGTCAATACATCTGATGTCGCTGCACCTGTCGCTGCACTTCCATACCTATACGGGAATGTAAGGGCAGTAGTTTTAGCACCATCAGTAGCACCCGAATTAATAGTTAAAATCGCATCACCCGATAAATCCGCACCAAACATAAATACGAATGTCGCATGATCGTGATCTTTAACTAAAATCGAATCTGTATCTGTACCAGCGTTAATATCCGCAGATATTAGCATTGGTACAAAAGTTTTTTCTTCGTATAATCTTCCCATTATTTATTCCTCCTTAAATTAAATTTTAAACTATGCTCTTGTAGCTAATGTTATAAACGGTGATCTTGTATTACCAGTTCCTTTAAACGGTGTTAATGGACTATCTGCTAAAGGTTTACCGTTTACTCTATATGTCCATCTAAAAGTCATTTCTTCAGTTAAAAACTGAACATGCATTGAAGAAGCTGCGTTAATTCCGCCTTTATCAATCAACGCATATTGACTTAAATCAGCCAGTATAATATCACCAACCGTTCCAATCGTAGCACATTGTTCTACTTCAATAATAGGCAATCCTAGTAATGTATTAAAAGGTTTTCCTGTCATTTGGTTAGCTGGCATAAATACAAGTGGTCCGCTTGTTCCTACTGCTTGAGCCATCGTATATAATTGAGGAATAACATCTCTGTTTATAAACCAAGCACTTGTTGAAAGATTACCAGAGAACCTAGAATACATTTTGATCATATTATCTGGTACAATAGTAGTTGCCGCCTGACCGTCTTCCTTATCAACCGATACCGTAGCTGCTGCGTTTAAAAGTCCTAAAGGTTGACCTGCACCTGTACCATTTATAATAGTATCATCAAGTTCAAACCCAAATTCATTAGGAAACCATTGCATTACTGCCGATTCTAATGCCGAAGCATCTTGCAAAAGTTCATCAGTAGCATACATTAAACCCATGATCTTACTTAGACTTAAATCGAATACTTTAAGTTTAGGTTTTGATTTAGTAGTAGTTCCACCTTCATCAGTCCAATATACCTGAATACCACCGAACCTTGAACCGTTTGCTCGGCTGGTTTCATCCATCATTCTCAATTTAATACCATTGTTATTACCTGATAATGGAATTTTAAAACATCTATTTACCAATTTACCAGTTTCTTGTACTCCTTTAGCTAAATTTGTACTAAACTGAGTATCAATTAGAAAACCACCATCACTCGGTAAAGAAATACTAGCACCTGTCGCTGCAACTACTTCAGTTAATCTTGTGTTAGCTTCTATTCCTTCTTTACTAAAAGGACTTTTCTTTACCGCAACAACATCCTGTAACTGCTCACCTAAAGATTTATAAACAGGTTCTTTCTCTTTAGGTTTCTGGTTATCATTAGGATCATCGACTATCTTACGATTAGTTTTATCATCACCGAACAATTTGTCTTTCAGTTTAGTTTCGCTATCAATAGAATCCATCTCGGCTTTAATAGCTTCGATTTCGTTCTGTTTATCCGTTCTTAACTTAATTTCTTCAGTATTCATCGCTCTTTCTTCTTTTTCAGCGTTAGTTCTGATAGCTTCTATCTCTTTAAACAACGCTTTCATTTTTTCTAAATACTTATTCATTGTTGTCCTCCTTATTGTGTATCAAATCATATAAATCATCTTCCTCTTTGATAAATTTATTATTGTTCAACGGAACAGTTTTTAATTTATCATCTTTACTCAACGGAGTAATCGTTTTAGTAAGGTCTGATGTTTCAATATGAGTATGTCCTTGTGTTTGTTCTATTTTTTTATTTTCTATTTGTGGTATCTTTTTAAATCCGTAAAATTTCATAGTAGGTATGAATTTAGCACATGCTGCTATATCCATTTCTTCGGCAACTACATCTATAAATCCGTTTTCTTTAGCTTCAGTTGCATTAAACCAAGTTTCATCATCTAATAATCCTATAATTTCCTTTTCGCTTTTATCGGATTTCTTAGCGTAAATTCCTACCATAGTATCTCTTATTTTATCTAATACATCAGCAGATTTACGCATATCTTCCGCTTCGCCTATCGTTATTCCTGACGGATTATGTATCATAAACATAGCGTTTTCAGCCATAACAACCTCATCTGATGCTAACGCTATCACCGAAGCGATAGAAGCTGCGATACCGTCTATATAAGCTGTTATAGTCTTATCGCTAGTTTTTAAAGCGTTATATATAGCGTTACCCTCAAATACCGATCCACCTGGCGAATTAATATGTAAATCTACCTGTTTATTAGTAATCTTTTTAAAATCCATAATAAAATCTTTAGCGGATTTACCCCACATACCTATTTCTTCATATAACCATATCTCCGCTTTCTCGGCTTTGTCCTTAATATCATACCAACTAATATTATTCTTAGACATTACTTTCCTCCTTACTTAAACTTTTATAGTCTTTCAAAATAGTTAAGGGTACTAAATCAGCATAATCGTTTGCCCTTGTCTTACCCCATTTAGATAATACATTTTTTACATCTTCCGTTCCCAACATTCCTTTAGATATTTTAATATGATCGGCTACAAACTTGTTTATACAATCATCAATAAATATTTTCTCCTCTTTATCGGTTATTATATTTATAAAAGAAACGAATAAAGGCAGAATTTGATTTTTTATGTGTTCTGGCGATTCATTATAAAATGTATCCAGCCAGCTTTTAAATTCTAATACCCTGCCTTTATCCAGTTTTGATTTTATCGCTTTACTTATAGCTAATGTTTCTCTATTTACTATTCTCTGCATTACCGATAAGAACATCGGCTTATATGATTCAATTACCTTATCCATTCTAGCTTCTGGTGGTTCTGCCGGCTCGTTTACGGTTATATTAGGGTTTTCATATACTTTACCTCTACCATCAGGGATAGGATTCATGTTTTCAAACGATCTTATTTCATCCGCACTCAACCATTTGTTTATTCTACCTATCGAATATGCCTCGTATCTCGATTTAATATCCCCTCGTAGCAACCCATCGACTAAATGTTCAAAAAATAACCCTTCGCCTCGTTCTTCTTCTGTCAATAAATTCATATTATAAGACTGTTCTAACCTCACTAACCAGGGTCTTAATGCCTTAGAAACATAGTCCAATGCCTGTTGTTCTATGTTACTATTATGAACTACAATACCATTTGCAATAAATGAATGTGTACCTGATACTTCTAAATCATAAACTGGTTCTTCACTTTGTGTTTTAATACTTACAATCCTAGCCATACTACAACCTTTTAAATTAAAATCTTTTCCACCATATCTAGGGTAATTTCTATCTTTTTTATTAAAAGATTTATTATTTTTCATTCTCTTTATATATCTTAAATCATGTGATCCAATTCTTATATTTGAGCCAGGATCAGAACAAGTAAAACTAAAACATTCTCCTATAAATATTTTCCCATTTGGAAGTTTTGTTTTTATTGCTTGTCTTCTTAAATTTGTTACTGGTATACCACAAGACATACATAAATGCCTTGCCTGTGATAACATTATTTTATTAACACTTGCATAAGATATTCTACCTTTTTTATCTACTGCACCATCAGAATCTAAATATCATCTTAAAAAAGAAA